GTGAAGGGGACCGCCTACGGGCTGGACGAGGCGGCTACCATCGCGGGCAGCGCCGTAGCGGCCGGCATCAAGCCGGGCAAGGAGCTGGAGAGCACGCTCAAGCTGGTCGCTGACGCGGCCACCATCGGCAAGGCTCCGCTCAACGAAATGGGCGCAGTCTTCAACAAGGTCGCGGCGGGCGGCAGGCTGACGGCGCGTGAAGTCAACCAGCTCGGGATGCGCGGCATCCCCGTCCTCCAGTTCCTCGGGAAGACGCTCGGCAAGACGACCGCCGAGGTCCGCGAGATGGTGAGCCGAGGCGAGGTGGACTTCGCCACGTTCTCCAAGGCGATGGAGGACGGGCTGGGCGGCGCGGCGCTCGCCTCCGGCAACACCACGATGGGGGCGCTCCGTAACGTGAAAGCCGCGATGAGCCGCTTCGGCGCGTCGCTGCTGCAAGGCGTCTTCCCCATCTTCAAGGACGTGTTCGGCGGCGCTATCAAGCTCATCGACGGGCTCACCGAGAAGGTCGGGCCGCTCGCGGAACGTCTCGGGGACGCGCTCGGCGGCGCTCTCAAGAGCGACGAGATGCGTGAGTTCTTCGGCAGCGTGATGGACGCGGCGAGAGAGTCCTTCGATGTGATTCGCGGCGCGTTTGAGACGCTGGCGCAGGCGCTCGTCGACGCCGGGCTGATGGACGTGCTGGAGGAGTTCTGGGGACACATCCAGACGCTGGGCGGTGAGGTGAAGAAGACGCTCGACCATCTGGCGGCGTGGTGGGCCGAGCACGGCGACGAGGTGAAGGCGGTCCTGGGTCCGCTCGGGGATGCCGTGAAGGCCACGTTCGAGGCTATCCTCGGCGTGATACGCGGCGTGATGAACATCATCGCCGGCATCATCAAGACCGTCCTCGCGTTGATACGCGGCGACTGGTCCGGAGCGTGGGACGGCATCAAGCAGATAGCCAAGGGCGCGTCCCAGGTAATCGTGGCCATCGTGAAGGGCCTCGGCAAGCTGGCCGTGGCGGCGCTCCGCCTCGCCTGGAACCTCGCCGTGGCGGCCACCCGGGCGGCGTGGAACGCGCTCAAGGGCGCAGTATCGGCAGGCGTCTCCCACGTGGTCGGCTTCGTGCGGAGCCTGCCCGGCAAGATTCGGTCGGCTATCGGCAACCTCGGCGGCCTGCTCGTGGACGCGGGCCGCTCGCTCATCCAAGGACTCATCAACGGTATCACGTCCAAGCTTGGTGAGCTGTGGGGCAAGGTGTCCGGCATCGCGGGGAGAATCAAGTCGCTCAAGGGTCCGCTGGACAAGGACGCAGTACTGCTGCGCCCGGCCGGAAGGGCAATCATCGGCGGACTCATGCAGGGCATCGACGAACAGCTCGGGCCGCTCTACCGTCAGGTGTCCGGAATCGCGCCACGGCTCGCTGTGGTCGCTCCCGGCGGCTCGCTGGGACTCCCGGGACTCCCTACCCTCGCGGGCGCTGGGAGCGCCGGAAACGGGCCGGTGGAGGTCCATGAGCACTACCACGTCCACACGCCCGGAGGGACCACGCTCGTAGGCAGCGCCGAGACGGTAGCGCGGATGATTGCTCCCTCCGTCCGGAGCGCGAGCCGGGCGGCGGACCAACACCGGGCGCGGAGGCGGTAGCGATGGCGCGGACGACCCTCACCTATGGCGGCCTGAACCTCAACGACGGGACGAGCTACTTCCTGCTGCCGGGTTTCGACCCCGGCGCGGAGGAGTTGTCCTACGACGAGGTGGCCGGGGCGGACGGCTCGGTCGTACAGACGAACGTCTCTGAGGCGCACCTCATCCAGATGCACGTACCGCTCCGGATACAGGGCACCGACCTGGCCGACTTCCAAGCGAAGGTAGCGGCGCTCAACACCAAAATCGCGAAGGGAGCGCAGACGCTGGTGCACGGGTCTGTGAGTTACGACTGTGCACGCTCCCGTCGCGTAACCTACAGCAGCGAGTATCTGGACCTCTTCACGGCGTTCGTGACGTTCCAGCCGCTCCGGCTGCCGCTCGACCAAGGCGCGGGTTCGTGACGGCGGAGGTGTACCCCAACCCGTTCCACGACGGGACGCTCTCGGTGAAGGTGGAGACGCGTCCTCCGTCTGCGGTCCGCGTGCGCCTGTTCCCGAGCTTCGACGGGAGGCTCCGGAGCGTGAGCGACAGCTACGCGACGGCGCGGAACGGCGGCGCGGCTGTGGACCAAGTGGATACGGCGGGCGAGTTCATGTACGTCGGCCAGAACCGCGCGGCGAGCAGCCCTCTCTACCGCCTGCACGAGGGTTTCGTGGAGTTCGACTTCGACACCGTGGGCGCGGTTGTCCCCGCGGACGCCACCGTGGAGGCGGTCACGCTGAAGGGGATGCTGCGCTCCAAGGCTACCGGGGACGCGGACTTCGATATCGAGGTCTTCTCATTCGACTTCGGGTCTACGTTTACCGCCGCGGACTGGCGTGGCGGCGCTCAACTGGCTGCGCTGACCCGGGTGGCCACCAAGGCGACGGCGGAGCTGGCCGTGGGCGTGGGTTTCAAGTTCGACGACGTGGCGCTGGTAGACGCGGTACAGGCGGCGCTGGCCGGCCGCAAGCTCCGCCTCGTGTTGGTGTCGGGCCGCTTCCGCACCCTCAGTGCTCCGTCCGGAGCGGAGTATGTGACGCTCCACTCAACCGAGGGCAGCTCCATCTGGAACGCCATGCAGCTGGAGGTCACCTACACGCCCGCTTACGAGCACGCGGAGGTTGAGCTGGCGGACGCTCCGTGCGAGGGCCTGTCGCTGTCCAACTCCGGGCCGGGCGGCTTCGGGGGCGCGTCGTGGCGGCTGTCCACCGACGACGCCGCCGGTCCGTACCACCCGCTGCTCGCCAAGGGCAACCTCGTGACGGTCACCCACGGCGACCCGCCGGTGGTCCTGCACGAGGGCGAAATCACGGGCGACGTGAGCCACCCCATCGCGGACGGCGGGAAGCTCTACTACGACGTGAGCAGCGCCGGGCTGTGGTGGCGTGCCGGCCAGCGTAAGGACTTCGCAGCCGTGCTCTTCGACGATGACGTGGGGCAATGGTTCGTCTCCCCGACCGCGGGCAAGAGCTACACGGTGGACCTGGACGGACGCCTGTTCCTGGCCCTGGAGGCGAAACAGGCGGTCGAGTCCGGGAGGGCGGCATCCATCTTCTACTGGCTGCTGGACGGCATGGGCGGGCAGTTCGCCGCGATACGCGAGTTCCTGGCGGTCATCCGCTGGGCGACAGGGACAGCCGGGACCGAGGTGAAGGTGACGCTCGACTACTCCGTGGTGACCCCGTTCGGGAGCGGCGCGGCGAGTCCCTGGACGAATCTCAGGACGTGGACACTAGGGGACGCCACCACCGGCTACGCGCTACGGCAGGACCTTGCTGGGCTGAACGCGAAGGCGCTGCGCCTGAGTATCTCGGTCCCCGGCGGCACGGACGGTCTGACCGCACCACGCGAGTTCGAGGTTTGGGACCCCTGCGTGGCCTGCGCTCCGCTCCGCGAGGCGGCTATCACGGCCATCAGCACGGGGAACCCAACGACCATCACGACGGCCGTCCCGCACGGACTCGTGACCGGCGACCGGGTGTTCATCCACGGCGCAAACGGTGCGCCGAAGGTCGACGGTTGGCGGACCGTGACGGTCCTCTCTCCTACGACCTTCACCGTCGCCGTGAAAGTCACGACGGCGGGTACTGCCGGGACGGTCTGCCGGGCGTGGCGCATCGACGAGGCGATGGCCGAGGTCGCCGCCGGCGAGGAGCTGGGGCTCACCACCGGGCTGGCGCTAGAGGCCGACACCGAGCCTGTCGGCAACGTCCATTGGAACCTTACTGCGCGTCCGCACGAGTCGCGTGCCGATACCCTCAACCGCTGGGCGATGCTCTCCCCGGAGCCGTTCGACTACGGTTTCTGGGACAACCGGACGTTCGTCATCAAGACGATACCCGACCCGCCACCGGCGGACCGGCACTTCGCAGTAGACGCTACGGCGGCGGGCGTGGACGTGAACGTGCTCCGCGAGGCCGAGGGCGTCCCCGGGACCATCAAGCTTATCTATGCCTACCGGGCGCACAAGAACGCGGAGGACCCCGACTCGTACAAGAAGTCCAGCTACCCGGACGGCACCGAGGCAGCGGTCTACCGACCGGAAGACATGCTCGACCGCGCGGCGGCGGACGCGGCGGTGGACGTGTGGACGGAGTTCTCGGACGTGGCCATGACGCACGACGAGGCCGTGGACCTGGCTGACCAGATTCTTGCGTGGGTGGGTTCCCAGCCCGCCTCCGGAACCGTGAAGCTGACCGTCCCCTACATCGAGCGGGCGGACGGGCAGGGGCAGATGCTCGCGGCCTACATGCGCGGCGGGGACCGGCTCACCATCACCAACTGGCCGGGCTACGAGAAGCTGCCCATCACGGGCGTGGACGTGGACACCTCCAACGGGGCCGTGACCCTGAGCATCGGGGAGACGCGCGAGGAGTTCGTGGCGCGGCTGGAGGCGGCGCGGGACGTGGCCGCTCCGGGGAAGCGGCTCAAACGCGGCTGGTGGAAGAAGCGCAAGTGATGCCGGACAGCCGCCAGATACCCGGCTTCACGCCCGAGCAGACGTGGGCGCTCAAGGCGCTCATCCGCGAGGGCGTCCGCGAGGCGAACGACCACGACGAACGCGTGGCGGCGCTACAGGAATGCGTCTTCGGCAACGGCAAAGAGGGCCTAAAGACGACCATCGTGCGGATGCAGAAGGACGTGGGCAGCCTCGTCTGGTGGTACCGCCTGCTGGTCGGCGCGGTCGTCGGCTCGTGGCTGACGATGCTCGTCTCGTTCCTACGCTGACGGAAGGACTCGCTATGCACATCATCGAGCACGACTGGACGTGGGCCGCGCCGCTGGTCACGCGGCGCAAGGCGGTCCGGTACATCGTCGTCCACCACGCGGCGGGTGACCTGACCGCCGAGGCCATACACCGCGTCCATCTGGACAAGAAGTGGTCGGGCATCGGCTACCAGTACGTCGTGGAGCTGGACGGCGACATTCACCGGGGGCGGCCCGAGGGCAAGGTCGGGGCGCACTGCAACGAGCACAACGACGAGTCGATTGGCGTCTGCTTCTCCGGAAACTACGAGACGCGCAAGACGATGCCGGCCAAGCAACTCGCTGCCGGTCGCGAGCTTCTGGCCGACCTGCGGCGGCGCTACCCGAAGGCGAAGGTCGTCGGCCACGGCTCCATGCCCGACAACGCGACCGCGTGTCCGGGCAGGTACTTCCCGATGGACGCGCTACTCGGCGCGGCTCCGGCTCCGGCGGCGAAGCACATTGCCAAGAGCCTGCGGCCGGTCCTCAAGCAGCGGATGCTCCGCTACGCGCTCGTGAACGGTGTCTCACTCGCGGACTGCGCCGGGCTGGGCATCGTGGATTCCAAGGGCAAGCCGAGCACGGTATGGGGCGACGTGGCCAAGCGGCTGGCGTGGCGCGTCTCCGGGGCGCTGACGGGCGTCGAGCAGGGAACGCAGCCTACGGTGGCGCTGTGGAAGGCGCTCGGGGGCTGACGTGGCAGTCGAGTTCCAAGCGTACGTGGACGGCACCTCCGGGTCGAGCGTCCACGATATCGACATCAACCACGGGGACGGAAAGAGCGCCGAGACGGGCCTGACCATCGCGCAGGCCGACGTGCGCCTGCTGCACACAGAGAAGTGGCCACACGGTGTGGCCGTGAAGGGCGACGGCCGGAGTTGGGGCGGGAAGCCTGCCGGGCGCATGGCGTCCCCCGACGCTCAAGGTGACCACCCTCGCCGCTGGAGGCAGTGATGGCATGGGATAAAGGCTCAATAACCTCCGACACGCCCGCCGCGGCGCTCTCGGACAAGCTCAAGACGCTGGTCGGCAGTACCGACAACTGGTCGTTCGTCGAGAACGTGCCCGCCGGGACCGGGGCCGGGGAGAGCGGCAGCGCCTCCTACTCGGTCGACGTGTTCAAGTGTGCCGGGACGGGCGACGGCGCGAACAGCGCGGGCATCGACTTCTACGTCGGTCTGTGCCGCTTCGCGAGCGGCAATAACTTCCGCGCCCTCGCCTTTGAGCGCTACTCACCCGTCGCCTCGGCAGAGAACAAAGGCATGTTCGCCTGCCCCATCGGGGCGGCCAAACAGTACGCCGTCGTGCCGGACGCGACCAACTACACCTATGATTCGAGTGACGGTACTCCGACGTGGCGCACGTTTTCGGCACGGATTGACGCCAATCCGGTGCTATGCGTCTACTGGTATCCGAGCCTCATTCACACCGGCTTCTCCTACGCCCTCAAGCTGACCAAGGATGTGCTCGTCGTCGTTCTGCAAGTCGGCGCGGCGACCTACTCTGCCTACTTCGGCCTCTTCGATTCGCTGCTCGCCTCCGACCCGATGCCGCTCTGCTGCGTGGCGCTGTCGACGGGGAGCAACGGGAATGGCAACATGATGGGAGCCACCTCCAGCACCTACGGCGGCTTCTCGCGCCTGCCCGGCGTGACCAGTGCAAGGCTCACCGCTTCAGGCATCGGACAGAGCAGCCAAAACGCCATCTGGGCAGCCGTCACGCGGCCGTGGCTCGACCGCGACCTTCTGGCCGGGGGCGAAACCAGCGGGGCCAACGACTTCTGGCTCGGGAACGTCAATCTCGCTAGTCGTATCGCCATCTTGCAGCGCAACGCGCCCGGCACGGGGACGTGGCCTAGCTCCATCGGTTGCATCCGGGGGCTGCTCAAGGCCGACGTGTTGGCGCTCTACCTCACCAGCCCGAACGTGTGGGACACGACCACGGTCGGGGCTCAGGACGACTGGACGGTCGTCTGCGGCGGCAGCTACTACTACCTCGGCGCGGGCCTCTCGAACTACTCCACCATCACGAGGGCTGTCTGATGGCGGCGCTGAACAACACGCAGAAGCGGCTCACCGATTATGAGGCGCTCGCCGACGTGGGCAAGAAGACGCGCGCGGCTCCCGGCGGCCTTGACCGCGCAACCGTGTTCTTCTGGCCCACAGGGGGCGGCAAGACGACGATCGTCGTCATGCCGGTCGACATGATGGGGGGTGTATCGGGATGAGGCTCATCAGGTCCGGCGCGGCCGGGTTCCCGACCTATTGGGTGATGCGCGACGCGACGACGCACCTGCCGAAGACGAACGTCGCCATCACGGACATCGATACCTACTATCAGATAGAGGGCGGCGCTCAGTCTGCGAAGGTGGACCTTGAGGCGCTTGCCTCCGCCGACGCGGCCTTCTCAGCGGGCAAGGGCTACAACTGCGGCAACGGCATCTATCGCGTGGACTTCACTGCCGACGCATTCTCCGGCAGCGTCGGGACCGAGGTCATCCTCATCGTCGCAGCGGCCGGGTGTGACACGCTCTACCAGCGGGTCCTTATCGGGGCGGCAGTGGACACCCGGTATCTGGGCGGCGCGGACCCCGGCGGGAAGATGAGGACCGAGCTGTTCTCCTCCGACCTCGTGTACCTGAATGCGTCGAACGTCAACTCCCTTGCGAGTCAGAACCCCGGCAAGACGCTCGCCGCGGCGAGCGACATTCCGAGCGCGGCCAGCAACGCCAGTGCGGTATGGGGCGCAGCGACGCGCGACCTCACTGACAAGGCCGGGTTCACCCTGCACGCCGACTACGATGCCGCCAAGACCGCCGCGCAGCCGGGCGACGCGATGAAGGTCTCGGTCGGGACCGGCGCGGGCCAGATCAACGCATCCGGCGGCAAGGTCCCGGCAACGCTGGCCTCCGGCGACGTGACCGGCAACGTGCCCGCTGACGTGAAGGCGATGTCCGACGGCCTCATCACGGCGGACAAGATCGCGGCCGACGCCATCACGGCGGCGAAGATCGCCGACAACGCCGTCTCCGCCGACGCCGTGGCAGCTGGCGCGGTGACGAAGATACAGAACGGTCTCGCGCTCGACTCCACCGTCGCCAAGGATGCCACCGTGGCGAAGGCCGCGACTGTCGGGACGCCGCTCCAAGCAGGCGACTACACGACGCCGCCGACCAAGGAGGCAGTGGCCGGACAGGTGCGCGCCGAGCTCGGTACGGAGCTGGGTCGCATCGACGCGGCAGTGACGACGCGCCTCGCGGCGGCGTCCTACAGCGCCGCTCCGAGCGCCGCCGACGTGGCTGATGCGGTGTGGGACGAGTCGCTATCCAGCCATACAGGCGAGGGCACGACCGGCGCGGCGCTCGGTGCGGCAGGAGCAGCCGGCGACCCATGGGCGACAGCGCTGCCGGGCGGCTACGCGGCCGGCAGCGCCGGGAAGATCATCGGAGACCGCCTTGATGCGGCGGTCTCCACACGTCTCGCGTCTGCGTCCTACAGCGCCGCTCCTGCAGCCGCCGACAATGCCGAGGCGGTCTGGGGATACGAGACGCGCGGCCTGACCGACAAGGCCGGGTTCGCGCTCGCCGCCGGTCACGGTCTCGCCACGTCCGTCGAGGTGGCGAAGGATGCGACGGTCGCCAAGGACGCGACCGTCGCCAAGGCGGCTACCGTCGGGAGTCCGCTGCAGGCGGGCGACTATCACGATCCGCCCTCGGCTCCCGATATCGCAACGGCGGTGTGGAGCGCCGGTACACGGACGCTGACCGCATTCGGGACGCTCGCCGCCGATGCGGCTACCGCCGTCTGGGGCGCGGCGGTGCGTACGCTCTCCGCCTTCGGCTTCACGCCGACGCCGTCGAACGCGGCTGATACGGCGGCCATCAAGGAGCGTACCGACCGCCTGCCGGACGTGCCCGCCGCGAAGGGCGACGTTCCCACGGCGAGCGCCATCGCCGACGCCGTGTGGGCGGCGACCTCACGCACGCTCTCGGCGTTCGGCTTCAGCGATGATATTGCGGACGCGGTGCGGATGGAGCTGGCGATTGAGCTGGGGCGCATCGATGCCAGCGTATCGAGCCGCCTCGCTTCCGCCTCCTACACTGCCCCGCCGTCAATCGACGGCCTCGCGACGGAGGCGGAAGCGACAGCGAACAGGCAGGCCGTCATCGCCGCCATTGGCGATATCGAGATCGACGTCGGCGATATCACGGCGCACGTCGACCTCACGCCGGTCACCGATGCCCTCGCCCCTATCGAGGACGAGCTGCGCCGTATCGGGGCGGGTCCGGTCACGGTCGCCAGCCCGGTTGCGGAATCCGGCACGGTCACGCTCTGCGCGGGCGATGACTACGCGGCGGCGGACGGACGGGCGGTCACCTTTGCCGTCGCGGTGGAGGACGTGCCCAGCCTCACGGGCGCGACACTC